ATCTTGATCAAGACGTCATACACGTTGGTTTTCTTAATACCATTGGTGTGCAGGTATTCAAACATGTGCTGGAGTACCGCATCAGCAAACTGTTTGTATTCCGGCTTCTTCGGGTTGTTGTACATCGCTGGGAACTGCTGGATGACATACGCCAGCTTGTCACGAGGACAACCTTCCAATGCATCAGCCGCATACTTGATCAGTTCGTCCTTGTAGAACGACGTCTCCTCAGTGAGGATGCGATCAAGGTAGAGACCGAACTGGGTGATCTCTTTGGTCTGAGTCTTCAGTGCCAACTCATCACCCAGGTTTACCTTTGCCCCGTCAATCCGAACGATGTCGGTTTTGTTCTTGACGTCGTGGAACACCTTGTTGATGTCGTTGATCGCTCGACGCAAGCGGTTCTGGATATCCCCGACCATGTAGACGATTTTCTTGTCGTCATCCATTTTGCTGAAAGCGTCGTAGTGGATACCAGTTTTTGGGTTGATAATGAACTCAGCCCGAGCCTCGATCAGTGCTCGCCAGCTACCGTAACGCTTGATGTCGTATTTCAGACTCAAACGGTTGTAGGTTTCCAGTACCACTTCTTTCCGTGCCATAAACGGATAGTCGTTGTGAATGATCGACGTCAAACACTTGTAGTGATACATCGACAGGATATCGATCATTGCCTGGTGCTTGGTATCCTTGCTCAGGCTAGAGCGGTTTACCCGATACAGCAGGTAGGGAATGGTCAGGTTGAAGGTATCACCCACCACACTCCATTCCTTGTTCACTGCTTTGGCTGCGTGCAGGTTCTCCTTGAGTTCCTCTTCATCAACGTCGAAGATCTCAGAGAACCACTGGTTACGGTCAGCCGTGGTGAAGGTGATCTTGTGCAAACCGAGGTACGGAGAACCGAAGAACTCCATGTGGCTTACCACACCTACACTCCGGGTTACGAACGAGTAGACGTAACGACGCAGCACCTTGGCCCACTTCTCGTCGATAACCAGGAAGTCACCAAACTTGTTGCAGATATCCAGGATGGCATGGTTACTGTCGAAGTTGATACCTGACAGCAATGCCTCGGCACCTGTTACCGACTGGATCTCACTTGCATGCAGTGGTTCCAGGTACAACCCACCCTTAGCCAGGATCGAGTGTTGCTCCAACCCCTCAAACAAACTGAAAGGCTGGTCACCATGGTACTCCAACTCGGCGGCTTCAGCTGCTCTGTCACTGCTCATTTCCCAGGGGTCGTACTGGGCTGGAAGTCTTGAAAACATTAGTATCTCCTTGGGACAGCACGACGGATGGAGTCAGTCACACGCTGACGGTCACTGTAGGCCATCCGCTTGGTCCATTCCGTGGTGAGGTATTCGTGGTAGTCTTTCCAGGCATCACGGTACTCCATGATGTCATCCTTGATGTCGCTCAGAGAAACACCGCTGCGGACAATCGCTTCCTGAGTGGGACGACGACAGGTCCGGTAGATGTACGCCTTAACAGCCAGTTCTACCAGATGAGCAAAGTGTTCGTGCTGGCGTGTGGAAATACTGCTCAGACCTTCATCGAACTCCAGGATCATCTTGGCCGACATCGAGTAAGTACCCGAGTTCAAACCAAAGATCACGAAGCAGTTGTTACCAGTCATGTGGATGTTGTTGTAAGTCACTGGCATCTGACGGTTGGAGCTGAGGCTGTCGATCAGCGCTTCAGTCATGTCGCCGATACTGCCTTGACCGCACATGTCGTTGGTGTTGGTACTCATACCCAACATACCAGTCGACGAGGTCATCGAACCCAGATAGATCTCCGTTACCGAAATGATCTTGCGACCACCGGTAACGATGTCCGGTACGTTCACTTCGATACAAGCGTTACCCAGGTCACGGATACGAGCACCGCTCAGGTCAATAAGCTCGGTCTTACCACCGTTGGCATTGCAGGCAGGCAACACGGTACGGTGAATCACTTTCTCACGGATACCCTGTTCCACAGTTGTGTGGTTAACCATGTTGTACCAGTTGCCCGCAAAGTTACCGTTGGGGGCTTCGAAAGCAAGTTTAAGCAGGTAATCGTCGATGTCACAATTGGTGACCCGATTGATGGCGTAATCCACCGCGTTCATAATCTAGCACTCCTAGGAATCGGTGTAAATAAATTGGGTTAAGAAGGGGTCATAGCATCCCTTTTGGGGTGACCAACCTAAAAGTGAAGACCTTCTAAAATCGCCTTGGAGAACCTCATCTCCAAAACTAGTACCGTAGGGTACCTCGCATACTGAAAACCTCTAGGAACGTTTCCTAGGTGGCTTCTGATCGATCTTGAGAGTGACGGTGGAGGTGGATATAAACCCTCACTCAGAGATCGTCATTTAAATATCATCTTGCCTATATATTCTATTTGAGATCGGTCGCCGGGGCCGGGGGTAAAGGAGTATTTTCTTGTTTTTAGTTTCCTTCGGAAATTTCTGGTAAGTTTTTTGTTTTGTCAATTGGCTAAATTCAAAGAAAATTCTTTCCCTTCTGTTTACCTCGCGCATACGCGCTCCGTGCGCTAAAGAACCTAATATATATTTATATATATTTATTCTTTATTGCTCTTTTAAAGCTTTTAAAAGCAAAGAAACGCCTGCGTACACACGCACGAGGTATACAGAGGGATGGAGTATTTCAAACCTAAATTACTACTTTGTCACCTAGGAAACCATATTCTAGAAAACCGATTTGAAAGAAACATGAGGAGGCAAACATGACGAGCATCGCATGGGATGGCAAGAAACTGGTCAGTGATTCACAAGCCACTGCCGGTATGATTATTCAACCTGGTGGTCTCAGGAAGATACACGAACCCGAGGAAGGGGAATACTGGGATGTACAGGGCCACCGTGTACTGGCTGCCGGTATCTCGGGTGATGGTAAATCGATCGAAGTGGTCAAAGAGAAACTTCGCACGGGAGTTACTCACAAAACGAAAGTCGAAGACATCGACGAAATTGGTTTCGCCGCATTGCTGATCACCGAGGACGGGCAATGCTATCGCTGGCAGGTCAACAAGCGTCAGGGTCGACCGCTTCACACGGACTTGCTTCCCCTGTTCCCACCAGCAGCGGCAGGTTCGGGTCAAACGTTTGTCTTGGGGGTTCTGTCGATCGGCAAATCCGCTGAGGCAGCGATACGCGCAGCCATCCGACTGGACAAGTATTCGGGCGGCGATCTGCAAATCTGGGATCTGCCACCAAAACCAGCCATCAAATCCACGCGGCCAGTGGTCGTCGCCGAAGCGACACCCGCCTGATCAGGAAAACAAATCATGTCCGTAGCAGCATTCGACGGTAAACTTATGGTCACCGACTCGGCCATCCACACTGACGGCCAGATCAGTCCAAGTGAGTTCCGCAAGATCTACACACCAGACGAAGGGGAGTACTGGGAGATCTGCGGAGTGAAGGCAATTGCATTTGCTGTGATCGGCACTCCTGTGGTTTATCCGCAGTTCCGCAAGTTGTTGCAGAGCGGGATCGATAACACCTCAGACGCGTCGTCGTTCGATAACACCTTCGACGCAATCGTGATCGGTGAGAATGGCGTGGCTTACCAGGTCATACCGTCTGAGTCCACCAAGAGCGACAAGCACACCGTACTGAACATCATACCGGCAACTGGATTCCTCGCCGTTGGGGACGGTGCGCAATTCGCGTTGTCGGTGATGTCCATCGGTAAGTCGGCCCGTGCAGGTGTGAAGGCGGCGATCAACCTGTGCATCGAGTGTGGGGGTAATCTCCAGATATTCGAGGTACCACCAGCGCCTGAAACTCCTTCGAAGCGTCCTACCTTCGAAACCACCGAGGAAACCATGGACAAGCTTGCAAAGGCGGTCACCGAAGAAGCCATCGCTGAAGCCGACGCCAAGGTTGCATAGTTTTAATACTATGTGAACTCGTGAGTTTGCTCCTGCTTGAAGATAGTTAGCCCTGGCGTACCCGTGGGAATAGTTTGGAGTCCACTACCCGCAACAGTCAGTTGTCCCCCATTAACGACTGGCTGTCCCGACAATACATCGTTGGGAAAAGCTCCACCTGCCAAAGTACTCTCCCGTACTCAATCTCTCTAACGGGGGATTGAGTACGGTGGGATTATTTCGCGTTTTGTTTTTTGTTACCCGCTAGATATATTTTATACTTGCACACGTCAACCGGTTTTTCTCATAGCTGGGTTATCCGGATGGTGTTTATTGGAGGTGGGTCCTACTGTCCTTCGGTTTGCAGGTATTCTCACTCACAAGTGTTAAGTCTTTTTCTGAGGACACCCCCTGTCGCCACATTTGCAGCAGGGGTTCTTTTTCACTTGGGGTATGATTCTTAGGCAATGTTGGCAATGGGTTGAGATCATGTAAAAAGATTTCAAGCCTACATTACCTGTGTGTTGACCATAACCGGTCTAACGAATTCTTCCAACTGGTAACTCAAAGAGAATCTTTCACATGAATGCAAATAATTCTGATCTGGCATACTTCCTCTGCGGTGGTACCGGTATTAACATCGGCGTGGCTCTGAAAAAGGGTACTCACACCGACAACAACAAAAACGCTTTCTTCGTCGGGCTGGACTCCTCGGATCGCAACAGCTCCAGCGACCTCTTCGAAGTCGTGCAAATGGCCGTTGCCAACGATCCTGACCAGAAGGCCAAGGGTTCGGGTAAAGTCAAAGCTACCAACTACCCGCAGGCTGAACAGTTCATCACTCAGTTCCTGACCAAACACAAACCGCGCGATTACAACATCATCGTCTGCTCCACCGGCGGTGGTACTGGTTCGATGCTGGCTTTCGTTCTGGCACGCATGCTGTTCGAACGCGATCAACTGGTCGTACTGTGCTTCGTCAACGACAAGACCTCCCAGGTTGAAGAAATCAACGTCGTGAACAGCTACCGTTCGTACGCGTCGCTGACCACTCCAGGTTCGCTGAACCGCGTTGTGCCGTACATGGAATTCGATAACACCATGACCAACACTCGCGGTGAAGTCAACCAGATGATCATCGACAAGCTCGATGTCGCCAGCCTGTTCCTGACCAACGACAACAAGGAACAAGACCACACCGACCTGAAGAACCTGCTGAACTTCAGCAAGCACTACGGCGTCCCACCGTCCATGTCGCGCATTCGCTTCTACGACGAGAAAGGTGTTGCCGACTTCAAGGGCAAAGTTCCGGTTGCAGTGTCGTCTCTGTTCGGCAGCAGCGATGCGGTCATCCCCCGTTTCAACGGCACCGTGATCCGTTCCACCGGCGTGTTTGCCGACGGCGTCAAACGCCCAAGCAATGCCGAAGAACTGCACATGGTCCTGGACCACGGCGAAGCTCTGAAAGAGCTGGAGAAACACATCGAAGCAATGGAAACCCGCAAGGTCGAAACCCAAGGGACCTTCACCCAGCAGAAGGATCTCTCTGCCGGTGCGGATGACAAAGGCTTCTTCATGTAAGTCGGCTTAGCTAGCGTAGGGTACCGGGGAGCGATCCTCGGTACCTTATAGCTGCTATATTGTTTTTTGATATCTTTTTCCACAGCCGACTGCATTACTATGAGGCGTGGTTTTTATAAAGGGGTCAAGAAGGTGTCTAGAAGCTTCTCTCTGGATTTAAAATCCTATACCCTGGACGTACCAGTGGGTGGAAGCGAAAGTTGCTTAAATCGTGTTGTATCCACGATGGATCTCCATTCCATACTCGTCGATGAGGGGTTTAATTCATTCGAGGTCTCCAGAGCCTATCATCGGATCTGGGGAAATGACATTAACGCGTTAAGGGATCAGGTAGCTAGTAAGCTGTTGGGGGTACCTAGGGACGCTGTGGTTAAAATACAGACTTTCGGTAAACTCCGGCAACAAGTTCTGGTTACACTGAAATACTAAAGGGGCCAGCAGTGATCAGATTCGATGTCCTAAACTTAGGCAATAGCTTAGTAATGGAAAAGGACGATGTTCCCGCTGTCAGGGAATCAATTGCTGTACGAATGCTGGAAGCCGTAGTAGAGATGATGAATCATCCAACACGGCAGGAGAGACTTTTAGACCAACTGGGGAATGTGTACGAAGAGCACTACGACATGCTGACACCGGATCTCGTTATGCTCCAGCTTAAAGAGTCAATCGAAAAAGAAATGAAGCGCCGGTCATGGGATCCGCGACTTAAAGTCAAGATCGGCTTTAAGAAGATTTCCCATGGGTTTCACCAAGCCCACATCGAAATGGATTTGGATGCTACGTTGCAAGCTAATGCCAAACCTAAGGTCACACGCACTGTAAAGGCGAAGGTCACTGGCCACACCATCAGCGATAATCCAAGTCCGGAGGCGATCAATGAATTCCTTGAAACTGTTGAGCGTCGGAGTATTCGGCGAACTCCGCGGCTTTCAGATCGACAACCGACAGCTGTTAGAGAACCTTTTGAACGAGATCTCTTCGCTCAGCAATGATTACGTGCCCCATCTTTATAAGGAGATGGCTTGGGGTGTGCTTGAGATGGGCATTGAACAGCTCATGACCCTCAAGGGTAAGAATCTTTACGACTGTCGCTATAATCAGAAGGCTGCACGTTGTTACCTGTATGCGGATCACCTGGAACTTGAGCTAGACAAGATCTTGTCCCATATCACTTCACAGATGGGTAACGCTACCAATAAAACGTCACCGGATCATCCTTTTGTATACCAGATCCTTGCGAACGGCGATTTATTGATCTACATGGACGTCAGGGATTATGAGCCCCTAGCGGTCGATACTATTGAAGAGGAATGCGGCGATGAGCAAGACGTTTGGCTTGGCCCTGGGTTGCATTCCGATAGCCTTTGGTAGTCGCGGGTTTCATTCTAATGAGACCACCAACCTGATCACACTGTTAATGGGTGTGTGTAGGTATAACGAAGAACAATACATCCCCGGGGTAATTTCGGAGTTTATCCGTACCGAAATGGATTTGGATCCGTTACACGCCCAGATCCTTATCCTGGACGCCTTGCCCGCCCTGGTGGATGTAGGTATGCAATTCAGAAGGGTAGCCGCCACAGGCTGTCTGCAACGCTATGTTGTACATCCACACATCATTTTACTGGAAGTTGACGATGACTACCAAAACCATTACGCACACGGTAATGCTACCACCTAACACCGACGTAACCCAGTTCATTGGTGTGCATCGCAACCTTATGGAATCAATGCAAATTCCGCACGCGCTGGATTTCTTTGAGAACGTGGACGGGTTTACTCATCCTATTCCAGAATGTCAGGAGCAGCTAAAGGTAGGTTTCTTTGAATTCTTCCGTCAGCTGCAAGATCTGAAAAACCTCTATGGGTCGGTTCAGTGTACCAACGCTACGGTGGGTAACAGCACAGTCACCTTTGTGTTTACCTACCAGGATTTGACCTCTGCATAAAGAGAACATCATGTGGAAACGCATCCTGCCTATTGACTACGAAGAATTAGCCGATCACTTGTTGGCCGGTTATGCAATGGATTGCAAGGATTGGCCGGCGGAACCGTTTGACTTCCAAATGGCCAAGAACATCCTGATCGATCATGTGGAAGCTATAATGGAAGATAGCGAGTGTTGCGATGACGACTATCTCACTGAGTTGTTGTTTAAAAACCACATTCACGGTTCGGTTAAAAACATCCACGTTACAAGCCTGCCTGGTACGGTTGTAATTCGAGACGGACATCCTTTGAAGCTTCCGTTGGTTATTATCGAACTCGAATTGCAAGGAGACCTCCCGTATGGCAACCCCGAATCCTTCACGTGGTGACATTGTTTCATTTCAGCTGGTAAAGAACGGCATCAATGGGGGAGACCGTGTTGATGTCAAGGTTGACGGTATCGTCCAGTACGCAACCGCTCGATTGATTGATCCACAGTTGGCCATCAAGCACAAAAACCTGTTCGCGTATTTCAAGGACAAGGTGGAAAACGTAGACGATCCAAACGCCTACGGTTACCTGGTGTTAATCGGTCGTAATGACAAGATGGAGGTTATCGGGGTCCCATGGATCAACGATTCGACCTTTCAGCTTATCGACGGCCGTAACGCCAACATGGTTGTTACCAACTGGCGTGAAGACTTCCGTGCTCCGCTGGCTACATTCATGCAGAGCATCGGCGCCGCTTACACCCTTACGGTGTTTGAGAAGTAAGAATGATCTGTCACTACATTCCTCATCAATAGGGGAGTGTAGTGACCCATTTTCTTTTTTGCAATCTGATTTTTCTTTTATTACCTATTTTGCTTATTCAGCGAGAATTGTACCGATGACTGCTGCGGCTCAACATCTATCTCCCTTCTTAGAAGAGGAATATGTACCCAACCGCAACTTGCTCCAGAACTACCACTACATGGCCGCGGCTTATCTGACGTCCATCTACAAGTGGGATTACAAAACAGTACTGGAACTGGTTGAGAAAGTATTTGTACCCAATCAGAACGGCTATAAGGAAGCCAAGTTCAGAGTATTCAAGAAGAACAAGTACGGCGATCGTGTTCCTGATGTCATGCCGGCTCGTGAGTTCTTCCAGACGGTGCAGGATAACAACTGGCACTTGTCACCGTCGTTTGTAGCGTACACGCACACTAACCAGGAACAGTCGATCAACTCGATTGGTACTGAAACCTTTATCGAGTTCCGTCGCCTTTATAAAGGCAAGATGAAAGGGGCCATCTCGGCTGGCGATAAAGAAGCTGCACAAGCGTTTGACGAAATCCAGAAGGCCCTGAAGATCTTTAACAACGCCCAGTCTGGTGCGATGTCGTCTTCGGGTACTCCGCTGAACAACAAGTCTGGTCACACTACACTGACTTCGATCTGCCGTTCTCTGACCTCTGTCGCCAACCTGATGAACGAGCGGCTGATTACGGGTAACCGGTTGCTACTCAGTTACAACAAGTCCATGGAACTGTTTATTAGTACCCTGGCATTTGCGAAGCGAGACAAGATCCAGGCGGTTATTGATAAGTACCAGATGAGTTACGCCACCGTGGACCAGGTAATGGACATGGTGAAACGTTGCTCGGCTTACTACTGGAACAACAAGACCCAGATCGGTGCGATCCGTGAGTTCATGGAAGCGCTGTCGCCTCTGGAACTGACGATCATCCTCTGCACCATGGACCTTCGCGGTCTGTATACCACGAACAAAGAACTGGTCAAACGGTTCTTCGATGAGTGGTGTTTGGTTCCTGAGATGCCAGCGTCGTTTGAGAACGTTACCTCACTTAAACCCGCTAACGATGACTACAAGACACTCTGTACCACCAAGCTGGGTAAGAAGGCAACAGCTGAGCAATCGGCTTACCTCAACTCTTACCACGTCAGCCTGGAAGTTAAATGGCGAGACTTCATCGAAGCTTTCTTGAAAGCCGATATCCCGCCATCGGGTGTTTTCAGTGTTAAGGAATTGGTACGCGAGAACGTCGTAACCTCCGACACTGACTCGATGATCTATTCGGTAGACGCCATCATTGATGACTACATTACCGATAAGAAAGACGAGCTGGCGTTTAACGGTGTATTGACGTATTTCATTCGTTGCATTGCTGTCGACCAGCATGCGCGTCTCAGCGTCAACATGAATGTAGCCAGAAAGTTCCGCCATCGTCTGAACATGAAGAACGAGTACTTGTTCAGTGCGTACTTCACCACCTCTATGTCCAAGCACTACTACGCGTTGCAGTTAATGCTGGAGGGTATTCTTTACGACGACCCTAAACTGGAACTCAAGGGTGTGCACCTCAGAGGTATCAAGATTGCACTCAAGGTCAGGGAGTTTACGAATAAACTGATGCGGGACTCTCTGGATGCGCTCTACAACAACAAGCAGATGGACGCACCTGCAATGCTGAAAGGCGTAGCGGATCTGGAACGCTTGTTGTTCGAAGAGCTGGAGAGTGGCGGTTGGAGCTGGCTGACCAAGAACGGGATCAAAGAAGAGAGTGCCTACAGCAACGCTGACTCGTCTATCTACTTCTACCACGAGATGTGGAAGCAGGTGTTTGCCGAGACTTATGGCGACGCACCAGAGCTGCCGTATCGCGCGTACAAGGTCAACGTCACACTGGATAACAAAACCAAGGTCAAGCAGTTTACCGAGACCTACGGCGAAAGTGATGTTGTGAAAAAGATGATGGAGTACATCGAGGCCCGTGGCTCTTTGACGGCGATCTATGTTCCAATTGACATGATTGAAAGCATTGGTGGTATCCCGAAAGAGATCCTGCCGATTGTAGATACACGGTCGTTGATTGCACAGAACTACAAGTCCATCTACGCGATTCTGGAGTCGTTGGGCTTGTACATCATGAACAGCAAAGTGACTCGGTTGGTATCAGACGAGCATTGAGGTGAATATGAAAATCATAAAGGGTCCTTCATTCGGCTACTACGTGGAAGGACCCGCGTGTGATGTGCTTGGTAAACCATTACCTGTCCAGCGCATTCCTTCCGACTACCCCCTCCAGATGAAGTTTAATCAGGATGGTGTGGATTGTCCACTGCCAACGGAGTTTGCTACCCTCACGGTAACCGACGTCAACGGGCGACGCCTGGTGTTTAAAGGTGGTAACTGGAACTTTCTTCAGGTTATCTACGCGGAAGACGACGGGACCCTGACCAGGATCAATGAAGTTGATATCGATCCAGAGAACGGGGTGTGGTTCTTCCTTGAAGGTGTGCCGATTGAGAGGGTTGGTAAGTAATGAGCAATGTATATTACCTGGCTGACGCTAGAAGGAAAATACTTCGCCCTGAGCGCCCGCAAGATGTAGTTGATGAACTCATGCGGGTCACCGCTAGAGCTGGGTTAGCTGGTTCTCTTGAACGGTATACACAGGCCGCATTGGATGTGTATACCGCCAGGATGGCGTTGTTCGAACATAAGAAACGGATGAAAACGCCGTGGGGTAGATTCTGTCGGTCCTTTCTCGGAAAGCCTACCACTAATCAATTGCAACATCATCTGGACATCGCAATGCTCAGGTCGTCACAGTTCTACAATGATTACATGGCAGACCGCAGTCGCTTCAACGTTATTAAAGAAAGGTTTCAACCATAGATCGACCTACTCCTACCGGCCCTTTGCGGGGCCGGTAGGAGTATAGTCTTTTTGCTTATTTTTTGAATTATTGAATTAAATATGGGAGCACTTCGTCGGTTGGACCGTTAAGTCTCCTCCCGTACAATGAATAATCAACGAAAGTTGATATCATTCAGTACTTTTACTTCTTCCAGCAAATCTCCCAGATGCTTCCTGAAAAACACTTCAGGAATGTTCTTCTGTCTATAAGCTATCTGACGATAGAGACGATCGATCTCTGTGTTGATATCCGCGCACTTGTACTTCATGCGGTTACCAATCGACAGGTAGATAGCACACACCTTCAGGAACGCCGGTTCAAAGGCCCAACCCGTCTGAGCGTACAACGCCTGGTCATGCGGGTCAATATAGTTGGTGTAGGGAATGCGGTATAGACTGTCAATCTGTTTCAGCATCATCCACACGTCGATTAGCCTGCGACCCGTCAGTACATCTATAAGGAAGAGCATGTAATTTCTGAACAGCTTCTCCTCATTCAACGTGGTGAACTTAACCGACTCAGTCTTGATCAGGTCATTCAGGTCTTGTTCCTTAACGAAGAACTCGTAGAGGATGTTGATGACCGACAACTGGTTCTGATAGAGTGTGGCGTGATACAGCGGGTACATGCAGACGTACGACGCAATGCCTGTGTTGACTTCACGCTTCTCACGCATGAACAACCACCAGCCTACTGCCAGTGCCACCATGTCCAAACCAATGATGGCCACGTCTGTGATCTCATTACTGGTAGCCTGACTCTTTTCAACAGTATGTTTGTACCCGCGCTCCAATACTGTTGAGTATAGCGGGATCACTGCTTTTAGATCTTCCAGCTTGAGGGTCTTTTCGTCGTAGTCGGTGAATGCATCCAGGAGAACCCAGTGCTCTCTGACATTGCGACGATAGAAGCCTTCAGGCTCTGCAAGGCCAATACGGTTGATCGAGGTGATGTGATAAACCGTGCACAGTGAATTTGCACGGAAGCGTGTATTATCTACAACCTCCTGCAAGCTCCACTCAGGATCGATCGTCAAGTGGTGGAGAATACCCACCAGCTTGTTCTGGTCTTCGAGATGGAAGGAAGAACGGTCCACGTAGGCCCGGTAGTCCTTACGGTTGAATTCGGTTACACGATGCAGATTCCCCAGGTCATTGAAGTTGCTACGGGGATACTTCCGGCTGACGTCCTCAGCGGGATAGGTAAAGATAGTCATAGGGGGATGTCCGAAACAAATGATGGGGATTTGGAAATAAAGTGTTACTGCAATTCTCTATTATATGTGAACAAGTCACATCGGGAGAAGTTCTCCCACTGGGGACCATTGCGCAACTTGGGAATTTGTGATGTATACTGAAAGCGATTACTCTATATCATCCCTGCTGAAAAGTAGGGTGATTTCTGTTGGGGTAAGAATATTTCAGGCCTACATTACTTATGGGATTAGTAATACAGATGTTCCACATCCGTAAAGATAATCTCGCTATAGCAAACTATCTTCGTATAAAAGGAAAACACT